CGAAAGAGCTTCAATTTATCGCAGAGCGAGTTATCAACTCGAACCTGCGCTCTGGTACAGCGGACAACGATCTGAACGCGATGAAAGCAATGGGTATGTTGCCTGAAGGTGCAGTGGTTAACCACTTCCTAACAGACACAGACGCATTCTTCATCAAGACTGACGCTCCAAACGGCTTCAAATACTTCAACCGTTCGCCAATTAAAACGGCAATGGAAGGTGATTTTGACACCGGTAACATGCGCTTTAAAGCGCGTGAGCGTTACAGCTTCGGCGTTTCTGACTGGCGTTGTGTATTCGGGACTCCCGGCGCAGCGTAATTTGTGTTATAAGGGAATTGGTTTTTTCATAAACCACCTCCCTGAATACAAACTAGGGGCCACTTATGTGGCCCCTTTCTTTTTGTTTAAAGCTGGGCTATAGTTTTGGCAGGGCGTAACATATTAGCTTCGTAGACAGGTATCTGCCCTCCTGACGTTGCACAGACTACGAGGCGAAACCTTGTGCAAGGGGTAATACCATGGCATCAACTACCTTTAATGGTCCAGTGACATCCACAAATGGATTTGTCGGCGACATCAAAGTTCCCACCTATACAGTTGCGACTGCACCTTCTGCTTCTTCGGCAGGCGCGGGTACGCTTGTGTATGTTTCTGACGGCGCGGCAGGTTCTGCAATTCTTGCATTCTCTGACGGCACCAATTGGAAGCGGTCTGACACTGGCGCTACTATCGCAGCATCATAAGGGAATGAAACATGAGTAATCGGTTTCGTCCACCTTCTGATGAAGAGTTAGCAGCTCGCGGCATTAAGGTCGAAAAAGTTCGCGCACGTAATGACGACGGCACGTTGAAGGCTGATGATCCTTCGACGCCAGACGTCAACGAGGCGTGGGTGGAAAAACCTGTAAAAAAAGCTGCTCCTAAAAAAGTTGCTAAGAAAACAACGAAGAAAGCGGAGAGCAAATAATGGCTAATTCAGACGTAAAAACAAAACGTCTGACTGGGACAGGAGCGGCTGGTATTGGTCGCAACCGTCTTCGTCAGGTGCAGGTTTTGACAGGCGCTGGCGCGGGTCGTTTGACTTTGACAGACGGTAACGGGGGCGCAACTGTTCTCGACATCGACTTTTTAGCATCGGATTCACACTCTGTGAACATTCCGGACGAGGGTGTTTTGTTTACCAATGATCTGTATGTTTCTGTTGCGACAAACGTCACGGCTATGACTATTTTCTATAGTTAGGGGGTAAATTATGGCTCGTGAAGTAAGTTCTATTTCCAGAGTTGGAACTAGCGAGCCGTTCGAGCTTCAAGTTGCTCGTGGGCAAATATCTTTCCATAAAACTGTTTTTAAGTTTGGTTACAACGCTGTTGTTGGAGCCACTAAGGAAACTATTTGGGAACAAGGCGGTTTATACGCTTATCCCGCGTCAGCTACAGTAATGACTGTATCAAGCAGTTCAGCCAATGATACAGCCGCAGGAACGGGTGCAAGAACAGTAGAGGTTTTTGGCCTAGACGCCGATTACAACGAAATAAACGAAGTTGTCACCTTGAACGGACAAACGGCGGTTAATACCACAAAATCTTACCTGCGTATAAATCGCGGCATTGTTCGCAGTGCAGGTAGTGGTGGTGCAAACGCTGGAACAATTTATGCAGGAACAGGTACGGTTACATCTGGGGTTCCAGCTAATATTTACCTGACCATAAATGGGGATGGTGATAACCAAACATTGATGGCTCTTTGGACAGTTCCCGCAGGATATACAGCGTTCCTTACAAAAATGGCTTTGTCTACAGGCACGTCTACTGCCACCAAAGCTCTTTTAAATGCCAGTCTTGTTGCTAGGCCATACGGAGAAGTTTTCCAGATAAAAGAAAGATTTACTCTGACAGATGGCGCACACGAACAGTTTTATACTTACCCGTTAAAGTTCACAGAAAAAACAGACTTGGAAATGAGAGCATTTTCTTCTTCAGGGTCAGTTGACTTTAATGTGTCCGCTTCAATGGAGTTTGTCTATATAGAAAACGAGGATTGGACAAATGGCTCGTAAAAAAGAGAATCCAATACGCAAAACCACTGGTAAAGGCGGTAATTATCGTAAGACCAAATCTGGTGCAGGTATGACCAAGAAAGGTGTTGCAGCATATCGTAAAGCGAATCCCGGTTCTAAGTTAAAAACAGCCGTAACAGGCAAGGTTAAGAAGGGCAGTAAGGACGCCAAGCGTCGTAAGTCATACTGCGCACGTTCTGCTGGTCAAATGAAGAAGTTTCCGAAGGCTGCAAAAGACCCTAATAGTCGTTTGCGGCAAGCTAGAAAAAGGTGGAAGTGCTGATGGCTACTGGAAGATCACAACAGTCTAAGCAGGTGACAAAACCCGGACTTTACGCTAACATTCATAAAAAGCGTAAGCGCATTAAGGCAGGTTCTGGTGAGAAAATGCGGAAGCCCGGCTCAAAAGGTGCACCAACTGCAAAAGCGTTCAAAAAGGCAGCAAAAACTGCCAAAAAGAGAAAGAAGAAATAAATGACCGTATCAGGCTCAACAGACTTTGAATTAGATGTAGCAGACTACATCGAAGAGGCTTTTGAGCGTTGTGGCTTAGAAGTCCGCACAGGATACGATCTAAAGACTGCAAAACGGTCTTTAAACTTGATGTTTGCGGATTGGGCTAATCGTGGCTTGAATCAATGGACAATTGAGCAGCGCACAATCACAGTAACATCAAATGATGGAGATTATGACTTAGGAACAGATGTTATCGACATTTTGTCCCTAGTTGTACGTCGATCTGGCACAGATTACGCGCTAGATCGCATTAGTCGTGACGAATATCTCAATATTCCGACCAAAACGACACAAGCTCGACCCACACAATTCTTTGTGGATCGTCAAATCACGCCTGTATTGAAGCTATGGCCTTTGCCAGACAACAGCACAGATGTGATTATTTATGACGCACTAACAAGACTGGATGACGCGGATACATACACCAATACTCTTGGTGTTCCGTTCCGTTTCTACCCAGCATTAGCGGCAGGTTTGGCCTACTACATAAGCGTGAAACGCGCACCAGATCGCATGCAGATGCTCAAGGCACTGTATGAAGAAGAACTTAACCGAGCAATGGACGAAGACCGTGATCGCGCGTCTTTCCGCGTTGCCCCAGACTTGAGGAATTACCGTTATGTCTAAATATGCCACAGGTAAGTGGGCATACGGTATTTCTGACCGATCAGGCTTTCGCTATCGGTTAAAAGACATGCGCAAAGAGTGGACAGGCTCTCTTGTGGGTAAAGACGAGTGGGAGCCAAAGCATCCACAGTTAGAGCCATTAAGAGCGGTCCCTGATCCACAAGCATTGCGCAATCCACGCCCCGATCCAGAAGCTGGAGCGGTTTCTGTGAGCGTGGGTGACAATATTTATCCAACACCTAAGAATCGCATGAACACGATTGCTTATGTTGGCAAAGTTACAGTGGTGATCTCATGAGTTTTACATACGACGAACTAAAAACAGCGATTCAAGATTACACTGAAAACACAGAGACAACCTTTGTGAACAGCCTTGATATATTCATCAAGAATGCTGAAGAGCGTATCTTGAAGATTGCGCAGCTAGAGGTATTCCGCAAGAATCAAAGTGGCAACCTAACCGCAAGCAATCAATATCTTGCGCTTCCAACAGATTATCTTGCTCCATTTAGTCTTTCGATCACAAACGGCAGCAATAAAGAGTTTGTACTGTTTAAAGATGTAAACTTTATTCAGTCTTTTAACCCAAATGGCGCAACTACTGGTGCACCTCGCTATTATGCGCAGTTTGACATTAGTAACTTCATTTTGGGTCCAACACCTGATTCCAACTACGCAGTTGAGCTTCACTATTTCTATCGACCACTGTCTTTGACGGCTGGTGCAGGTGGAGACACAACGTGGTTGAGCACAAACGCATCAGTGGCCTTGTTATACGGTAGTCTCATTGAGGCATATACGTTTATGAAAGGTGAAGGTGATCTAATACAGAACTATACGCAACGCTTTACTGAGGCTCTGTCACGCGTCAAGAACTTTGGCGAGTCACAAGAGGTTACTGATGCGTACCGTACAGGTCTGATTCTAAGGGAGAAAACATGATACCTGCGATGAAAATGAGTCCAGCGGATGACCTCAAGTTTGAGGTGCATACGACAAGTGGACGAGGCTTCACGCCAGAAGAGATAGCTCAGAGATGTGCGGACAAAATTGTCGCGGTTTCGGACACGGCACCTCCAGCTATTCGTGATCAAGCACTTGCTTACAAGCGCAATATCACAAAGGTAATCGAGTTCTACTTACGCGAAGTGGTAAAAAGTGATAGAACTACGGTATATAATGCCATCAATGACGCAGGCCACCCCGAGCTTGCAGAACTTATAAGGAGACTGTGACATGGCCTTTACTGGGAATTTCATGTGTGATTCGTTCAAAAAAGAACTTTTGTACGGTGTGCACGACTTCGCAAATGGTGCGGACGTATTTAATTTAGCGTTGTATGACAACAATGCAGATTTTACTGCGGATACAACAGCTTACACTGCAACAAACGAGCAGACAGATGGTGCAAACGCTCCTGCTGGTGGTAAGGCGTTAACAAACGTTGATCCTTCAGTCCCGGGTAGCAATACTGCGATCACTAGCTTTAATGATTTGACTTTCTCGACAGTTACAATCACGGCGCGTGGCGCACTGATCTACAATACAACTCCAAACACAACATCTATCTCTGTGACTAATCCCGCAGTTGTTGTTTTGGACTTTACCGCAGATAAGACATCTACATCAGGTGACTTTACGATTGTATTCCCTGACGCGACAGCAGCGGCAGCGATTATTCGTATCGCGTAAGGTTTGAAAGGTGGCTTCTTCCACTTCATACGAAGGGTGGGGTAGAGCCACTTGGGGTGAGGGTTCGTGGGGAACGCCTCTCATCTATATTTACGTTGACGGCAACAGTGCTACAGGCTCTGTTGGCGGCGTTACTGTCGTTGCGGAAGCCAATGTAGATGTCACAGCACCAAATGCCGCTCAAGGTCAGCCCGGGGCAGTCACAATCAATGCAGACGCAAACGTTCCAACTGAAGGCTTGGAAGCAGTTGCGTCTGTAGCAGCAGTTACAGTTAAAGCTAACGCTGATGTTGATGTTTCAGGCGTTGCGGCTACAGGCGCAGTCGGAACCGTCACGATGGAAGGTGACGCAAACGTTAGTGTTACTGGCGTTTCCGCAGAGGCTATAACACCAACGGGCGGTTCTGCATTTACAGCAGATGGAAGCGCACAGCTTTCCACTGCCCAAGCTAAGTTTGGCCCATCTTCACTCCTGCTTGATGGCACAGACGATTTTGTAACCTCTGACGATAATATCGACCTAAGTTCTGGCGACTTCACAGTAGATATGTGGATTCGTCCGACAAATGTTACGGGTTACAAAGGTCTATGGC